TACCTACTTAGTGGAGTCACTCTGAACAGTTATCCGAATGTAAGCAGCAACGATAGTTTCGGTTGCATCAGTATTCCCACAAGTTGTTCAGACTTATGGGTCACGAGCGAATGGAGAGAATCGAACTCTCACCGTCAGTTTGGAAGACTGAGGCACTACCATTATGCAACATTCGCATATTACTAAACGCTATGTAATTATATTTGCTGCCCCACCTGGACTCGAACCAGGAACCTTAGAGTTAACAGCTCTCTGCTCTGCCATTGAGCTATGGAGCAATGTTCTGTTGTATATCTATTATATACACAGCAGAACTGGTTTGTCAAGCCTTACTGATAATTCTTTCGTACCCAGAATTGTTTACGGTAAGAACGGTCAAGCATTGAGCGTAGGTTGAATCTATTTGTAAACTCTTCTTCGTGACTAAATGGAAGCACTTCGCTTGTCCAGTCGTCTCTCTTGAATGGAATGGCCTGACAGATTGGTGTACCCTTTTTAATCAGTAGGGAGCTACCATCGGCTGGTGGTATAACCAAGAACGGGAAGTCTGTTTGCACATTGTATCGATCAGTCTCAACAATACCAGCAAACGTTTTAAATGGCAGCTCATTCCTGTTTAAAGGGTGAGTAAACAATGTACTATACCCCTTTGGAGTGTTGATCTTCCATCCAGATGAAAACTTATATACATATTGTATACGGTCATCTATCTGTGGTATTCCCCTGGTTTGGTATTCAGCCTGACCTTCTAGCAGCTTGTAGTCTACTAACCAGCTAGGAACAAACTGTCCATCTTCCCAGTTAAACTCTACATCTGCTGCTAACTGAAACATGTAACCACTAGTCATAGTGTCTAGAAACGGATTACATCCACGCACAGTTAGACTAGTGCCATCCTGTACCATTCTAGACATTCTGTTTCCATTATAGCCATCCTCATGTGTGGGGATATTTTTAAACCATTCTGGAATAAATTCCGATGCCTTGACTGGCTTAGGAACAACTAATTCAGCAAGCTTAGATGCTGGTGTAAAGCTAAGTTTCACAATCTCTCCCTATTGTAAAATTTTAAATACTGGGCAGCAAGGATCGCCACCATCTTCCCATTCCTGCTCTTCCTCAGCAGTCATGTATGGATCACCATCATGCGTATAGCAGAATGGTTCACTAATCCATTTGTTATCGATACCTAACTGTATCCATTCGTGAAACTCCATTAGAAATCCCAATCGTCGTCTGTTGTTGCTTCATGCTTTCCAATAACATATGACGAACCAGATCCAGAGAAGAAGTCGTGGTTCTCGTCTGAGTTTGGTGACAATGCAGAAAGAATAGCAGGATTAACATTGGTTGTATCCTTGGGGAACAGTGCATCAAAACCTAAATTCATTAGTGCCTTGTTTGCATTGTAACGCAAGAATGCTTTAACGTCTTCTGTCAAACCCATAGCGTCGTATAGGTCTGCAGTATACTTAGTCTCGTTCTCATACAGTTCCATAAGAAGAGTGTAAGCATAATCATGCAGCTCCTCCTTGCGTACCTCGGAAGATTCCGCATACGCTTGCTGGAACTTGTATCCAATGTAGTAGCCATGCACAGCCTCGTCACGAATAATAAGACGAATAAGGTCTGCTGTGTTGGTTAGCTTAGCACGACTAGACCAATACATAGGAAGGTAAAATCCTGAATAAAAAAGGAATGATTCAAGTAGTGTTGATGCAATCTTTTTCTTCTCAGGGTCTTCTCCGTGGTAGTTGTTAAGAACAATCTCCGCCTTCTTCTGTAGGTATGGATTGTCCTCTGACCATCTAAACGCTTCCTCAATATCTGACGTTGAACAGAGCGTCGAGAATACGCTAGAGTAGCTTTTAGCATGAACAGATTCCATAAAAGCAATATTAGTAATAACCGCTTCTTCATGTTGTGTTCTAGAATCTCCAATAATACTCATTGATCCTACAGTACCCTGGATTGTGTCCAGCAGTGTCAAACCTGTAAAGACCCTCATGGTAAGTTGCTGCTCGTCTGGGTGCAGCGTTGCCCAAGACTGTACGTCGTTAGCCAGTGGCACCTTTTCTGGTAGCCAAAAGTTAGCAGTCAGTCTATTCCAAACCTCTAAGTCAATAGGGTCTTCTATTTTATTCCAGTTAATTGGTCTTGTAATCATATTGTTCATCCTTCCTTTATAGCATACAGCTTACGCAGTTGTCAACCTCTGTACCCTCCAGAGCAAGCTGGCGAATACGGATGTAGTAAATGGTCTTGATACCCTTCTTCCATGCATAGATCTGTGCACGGTTTACATCACGAGTGGTTGCGGTGTCCTTGAAGAATAGTGTCAAAGACAGTCCTTGGTCTACGTGCTGTGTAGCAGCTGCGTAGGTATCAATGATTGCCTCTGGACCAATCTCGTAAGCATCCTTAAAGTATTCCAGATTGTCGTTGTCAAGGAATGGGGCAGGGTAGTAAACACGACCTAGCTTGCCTTCCTTGCGAATTTCAATCTGCGATGCAATGGGGTGAATCGAGCTAGTAGAGTTATTAATGTAGCTGATAGAACCAGTAGGAGGAACAGCCTGCAAATTCTGGTTGTACAGACCATGCTTCTTAACATACTTAGCCAGATTTTCCCAATCATGCTGAGTCGGTAAATCAATGTTTGCATCTTTAAATAGTTTTTCTACTCGCTTGGTTGCTGGTTGCCAAACCTGGTTAATGTACTTGTCAAAGAACTCACCAGTGGCATACTTGGAACGCTCAAAGCCATCGAATGGTGAACCAGTTTCCTGTGCCATCTTAGCAGATGCTTTGAGTGCGTGATACAAAACAGTATAGAAATACATATTTGTAAAGTCAATGCCCTCTTCGCTACCATAGTGAATCTTCATCTTACCTAGGTAGCCATGGAGGTTCATTTGTCCCAGACCAATAGCACGAGACTTCTTGTTACCCTCGGCAATCGACATAACAGACTCGATGTAGGACAGGTCTGCAACTGCTGTGAGAGCACGTACAGAGGTTTCAATGGTCTTACCAAAGTCTGGTGAGTCCATAGCCATTGCAATGTTTAATGATCCTAGGTTACAGGAGATGTCCTTACCAATCTGGTCATAGCTGAGGTCAGCATTGTAGGTGGTAGGCGTGTTAACCTGCAGAATCTCGGAACAAAGGTTTGACATATTGATACGACCATCAATAGGGTTTGCATCATTAACTGTGTCTTCATACACAATGTATGGGTATCCAGACTCAAACTGCAATTCGGCAATACGTTCAAACAATACACGAGCCTTGATCTTAGACTTACGAATCTCTGGATTATCCACCATCTCCTGGTACTTCTCAGTGATTGAGATGTCACTCATTGGTACACCGTAAATACGCTCAACGTCATACGGAGAGAATAGGTACATGTCAGAGTTATCTTTAGCTAAATCAAGAGTGATGTTAGGAATAACAACACCAATACTAAGAGTCTTAATACGCATTTTCTCGTCAGCGTTCTCACGCTTGGTGTCCAAGAAGTTAAGAATGTCTGGGTGATGTGCGTTAAGGTAAACAGCACCAGCACCTTGTCGTGCACCTAGCTGGTTAGCGTAGGAGAACGAGTCTTCCAACAATTTCATAACTGGCAAAACACCAGAAGATTGGTTCTCAATTTTCTTGATTGGTGCACCTGCTTCACGGAGGTTTGTGAGGTTAAGTGCAACACCACCACCACGCTTAGACAGCTGCAGAGAAGAGTTGATAGCACGAGCAATTGACTCCATGTTGTCTTCAATACGAAGAAGGAAGCAGGACACAAACTCTCCACGCTGCTTCTTACCAGAGTTTAGGAAGGTAGGTGTAGCTGGCTGGAAGCGACCAGAGATAATCTCGTCTACAAGGCTCACAGCAAGCTTACGGTCACCACGAGCAAGCATGAGTGCGTTCATAACTACACGGTCTTCGAATCGCTCAAGATAGCGGCTACCGTCAAACGTCTTAAGTGCGTAAGAAGTGTAGAACTTGTATGCACCTAAGAATGTAGGGAATCGGAACTTTACAGCATAAGCCTGCTTGAAACGAGACTTGATAAAGTCAAAGTCGTATAGGTCCAAAACCTCTTTCTCGTAGTATTCGTTCTCTACAAGATAATCAATCTTTTCCTCAAGGCTGTGGAAGAACACGGTATTCTGATTAACGTGATCTAGGAAATAAGCCTTAGCTGCCTCCTTGTCCTTATCGAACTGGATCTTTCCGTCTGCACCATACAAATTCAGCATGGCGTTTAGTTCATGGTAGCTATAATTGCTCATTTAATTTCCTCAACCTTTCCTGTACGAGTTGTACGTCTTCTGGAGTTCCCAGAAGCTCTATCTTTGCCAATATCGGCACACCTGTTTTCTCAGCAATCAGGTAAGCTGCTTTGCAATAATGGTCACCAAAATTGGTGTTCCCAAATCCTACAACTCCAACCAGCAGACCTCTGTTCATCTTATCGTTGAGGAAGTTTGCGACAGGTCTGGGTATGGAATACTCCCCATGCCCACCACCATAGGTTGGAACAAATAGTACATAGGGTTTATGTACTACTAAATCGAGGTTTGAAGATAGGTCTACTACCTTCTCATACCCCAGTTTTTCGACAAATCGTCTAGTATTACCCGAACGGTTTGAATAATAAACAATGTCTACTGACAATGATATCACCCGTTCTAAATTAAATCGAATCGTCCCAGATACTCTTTTACGTCATCTGGAATTTGTCTAGGTTTAAATTGTATCACGTCATCGGGTATGTTGGCAACCTTGGCCTTCTTCCTGTCTGAGAAGTCGTGTATCTCAATAACAGGATTAAGATCTTTAGGAGTGTGAGAGATGGCACCATAGATTGCACCACACACAGCATCCGCAAGGTCTTTAGAGAGCTTACGAGGGTGATCAACCTTCTTGCCGTTGTTGGTAATCTTAAGCTCTGTTAACTCTTCATACAGCAGCTCAACAGCAGGCATAGCTAGTCGCTCTTCATAAACAAGCATAGCCATATCCTCATAGTGCTTCTTAGCAACAGAGACAGTTTCAGTACGCATACCAACTTGCTTCAACTCATTCTGAATATCAAAAGACTGCCAACGGTCAAAGCTAACCATGCCGATGTTAAAGCCAAGCCTACGCAGGTTTTGAATCCACTGCTTGACTTCTGACAGATTAACTGGACCCTCAATCTTTGGTTCCCACCATGCTACAGCATCTACTACAACAACTGGTGCAACCTGCTGGTAATCTTTAATAACTTGAATATTGACCCACTTGTCTACGTGTGCAATTGCTACCGCACACTTGTCATGCTTTTGTGCGAGGTCGGCATGCACAAAATAGATCTTGTCTGGGTCTGGCTGGAATGATTCTTCAAACCTTCTAAACGAGTCTAGTGGGTTACGCTCTGTCATACAGGCACGAACCTTTTCTACCTGCTTAAAGAATGCATCAGACTGGTATGTGGGTACACAGGCAAAACGCTGCATAGCATCACCTAGGTCTGTATAGAATGCTAGCTTAAAGTCATCGATCTTACGAGTAGGATTAACTACCCATGTAGGACGCTTCAATGCAAATACCCCTGGATATTTGTAAGACACAATGATGTCTTCGTCCCACTCAATTTCGAATGAGTTTCCTTCCATATCATCTGGCAGTTCATCATTCATAATAAACTTGTGAGTCTTATGCATGACTTCTTTTTCTAGGATGACATCGTCATAACGTTGTGAGATAAAGTCGCCAGGGAAACGAGGGAAGGACAGTAGTGCTACCTTTCCAAGGTCTGGGAAACGAGAGTCTACGGATGCACGGAAGGCCTTGTAGATGTTATCAGCAGTCTTACCCTGATCATTACCAGTACCAACCTCTGTAGCGAAACCAGAGATCTCGTCAAGTACTGCAAGCAGCAAGTTTAAACCCTCGTGCGATTCTCGTTCTGAGTGACCAGAGTAAACAGTAATAGAATTATCAAACTCGATAGAGTCTGCCTTGGCATAGAACTTACCAGCAAACCATGGAGACTTTTCAATCTTAGTTTTAAAACCTTTGAAGAAAACGTTCTTGGCCTGCTGTGCGTTGATAGCAACGTTAATAATATCAATGGCATCGCCAGATGGCTTACCAAAGTATCGTGCTGGATCTTTAAGACATAAAAGCTTGTACACAATATAGGCACAAGCTACAGTAGATGTAAAGTCCTTACCACTACCCTTTCCAAGTTGCAGGATAACCTCATTCTTGGTGTACTTCTTGTAATACTTCTTGCCTTCAACTGCTCCCATGAGATCTATAAGGTCTTCTTCCCTGTAGATCTGACTCATAGCCTCTACGATGTCATACTGTACATCTGAGAGTGGTGGCTGACCAAGATAATCTTCGCCCTCCACAAATGTTTTAGCGTCTACAGGAATCTCTGCAAAGTGATTATCCTTTAGTACCTCTAAAAACTCGTCAAACATCTCTTACCACCGTAATAACTTCGCCATCCTTAGCTACGTTGGATAGACGACGCATAATCTTATCACGAACCTCTGGGTGCTCAGATGCAATGTCCTTAAGAATGCCTACAAGAATTTCTTGTCGGTTCTCAATTTCCATCATCTCTTCTGCTAGCTCCTTGTTCTCAAGCAGCCCAGCTTTCTGAAGCATGTCGATACGACGGGATTCAATATCTAAAACTAATTTAATAGCAGCATTCTTAGCAGCAAGGTTGGCAGTAGTAGTGGCTTCGTCAATAACCTCATATGCCTGACCAATAAGCTTGGAGTAGTGTGTGTCTGCAGCAACCAGTGCCTCACGTGCACGTTCACGAATAGCTGCATTGTTAGATGCCATGCTACGCCACTCATTAAGAAACGCAACCACCTTCTGTCGTGGAAGGTTTAGCTGCTTAGAAATCTTTGTCTCGTCACTGCCTTCAAGATATCGGGCAACGACTTTGTTCATCTGGTCAAGATGTTCAATTGTTTTATCTTCAATCGACATTCTTTTTTCTCCTCTTTTTAGGCATAGGCTTGACACGGTCAAGTGGGAATGCTCTCATTACCCCAGCTCTGCCACGGTACATTTCAAAACACTCTACATACATTTTACCATTTTCAAGGTTAGTAACAAGATGATCAAACTTAAAGGTTAGACCCCACTCACCAACGCCAAAACTATTCTTACCCTTTACCTTAAACATGTCGCCACGCTCAACAGTCTGACCAGTAGGGAGCACTGCACTTTCTTCACGCAAATACTTGCGAGCAATCTCTGGTAGTATAAACTTCTTAGGCCTTGCCATCAAACTCTCCTGTCAATCGAGCGATTTCATCATTGATATAGAAGACTGCCTTGCGAAGGTCTTCGACCTGCTTTTGCAGCTTATCCTTACCCTGGTCTTCTTTCAAACCTGCACGCCATAAATACTTGATAGCATTTCCAACATTAAAGTTACGATGACGAGTAATCTCGATACACTCAACACCAGATGGGTCTGAGGTATAGTGATCTGGATGATTAACCATATCAATCTGCTTCTTCATTTGCTGAGACTGATCATAGAACTCAACCATAAGTTGTTCTGTGGACTTCATGCCCTGATAACCTTTTGTCATCGTCTTGATTTCCTTAATCCAAATTTAGCCAAATAAACATAAATGGTTTCTACGCTTACGCCACACTCTTTTGCAATCTCTTCTGGAGTCTTGCGGTCCATGTGGTAGCGTTTCTTTAACCACATCTCATTAGTATACAGTTTAGTAGCCATAGTGTCAACCTAACTTTTCCCAATTAAATATAGAGTAGTGTCCAATACCAATAGCATCTGCAATGTCATTATCAGTAATAGACTTGTTATATCTTTTGTTCACAAAATCAATTGTGCGTTGCTTACGGAACTCTCGCTCTTTATTCTTATACCATGCATCAGACTTACCAGGATTAGCATTACGAATAACCTGCTTCTCTGGAGTGGTAAGTCTACCATTCTTAATAAAGGTTTGCCATGCAATAGGGTTAATAGATTTAATTTCCGTTACCCCCGTAATAGCCATAGCTCCCAGAACAGCACCCTGGATCAAAGATAGATCTGCCACAGTCTTAGGACTGTTCATGAATACAGCGTGTTCGATAACTACTGTGTCCACAGGGTAGGCTTTGAAGTAAGCCACAAGCTGCCTGGAAGCGTTTAAAAGCTTTTGGTAGGTAGTCTTACCCTCCCAAAATAGTTTGCCATGCTTTACTAAACTATCATTCTCCCAAATTGCAAATGCAATACTGGTACTGTTGGCATCAATGGACATAAAGCTATTTGTCTTTTCCATTGGCCATTCCTTTGATTTCTTTTAAAGTCTTTTGAACTTCTGATGGATTGACAAGACAGGAAGAGCAGAGCTGTTCATCGTTATAAACTGATAACGGTTGATTGCAACTCTTACACTTCCTAGTCTTACCAATCATTTTGTTACGTCTAGAAATTGCATAACGCTGTGCTATTTTTTCTTTAGTTGCTTCTTCACGACATGTGTCTGAGCAATATATCTGATACGATACTCTGGGTTTAAAGGCGGCATCACACCATTGACAGTTTTTCATCGATAGGCTCCAGGCGATTTATTCTTACATCTCCCTTACCTGCATCCGCACAAACATTTGCCAAAGGACAGTTCTTACAGATTTTCGAATTTGAACGGTAAGTCTTTTCAGGCAGAGTTCTATCGACCCAAGCCTTACGGACTGTCCGCATCCATTCGAATGCATCGTTTACCCACTTTTTGTAATAATCATTGATCTCTACGGGAAGAACAAGTAGTTCGTGGTTATTCTTATTCTCATATATAAGAACAGCCTTCCGCTTTTGTAGAATCTTCATGTAAATGAGTAGCTGAACTAAGTGTCCAGTCTTGGGCTTGCGATTGTTCTTGCGATACTCAAACCCCTCATTCATCATAGTCTTAATCTCACCAAGAAGCTCTTCGCCTTCCCAGTCAAGAATAACGTCACCGTATCCAAAGATAGGAGGATCGTTGTTGATAATCTTAAACTCTGCATCCTTAAGGATTCCAGCATCTGCCATAGCAGCCTGGATTCGGTTGTGAGAAAGAGTACCATTAGTCATATTAGCACCAGCAAATGCGTCAGCATTGTCTTCAAAGACACCGCCATCAAATGCTAGGTACCAGTATCGTGCACACTCTCCATGACCATAGGCAATGGTAGATGGTGCAAAGGTTTTCTTCTGTTGGTGCCTTGGACCACGGTTTGCAATGTAACCGTACTTAATCTTTTCAATGAGAGCGTCTGTATCGATTCCAGATGTATCTACAATCTTTTGTTCTACAGGCTTTTCCATTAGCTGTGTTAGTAAATTTTTCATAATATTACCTAGCGAATAATATACTTAAGTGCTGCAACCAAATTATTGATTGCCTCAGCTGCCGTATAATAGATATTCTTCTTCGCTCTATCTCCCTTTTCTACATTGGTTAACCAGGTTGCCTTAAACTGCATCTTAGCTGCGATAGCTTGTAGATGTACAATCTCAATGGTAGCAACCTGTAGAGGAATATCTGGTTTAATAATTAGTTTAGCTACAATCTCTAGGGCATTAGACAGATCTTCATCATCCATGAAGTCTGCAATTTCCTGCACCCAGTTGATTGCATCTATAGTGTTTTGTTGTTCCATTCTATCCATTATACCTTACTCTGGGTCATTTTCGCTATAGGGGAAGTTTTGCTTGTCGTCAAACCATAGTTCTGGGATCAAGGTAGCTGGGATAGTGTCTCCCTGCTTAATGTGTTCTTCAAGGTGATCCACCATTGTCTGAGTAGAATAGTAGGTCCAATCCTTGCTAATCCTGCAACCGCAGCATTCTAGGACTGTATTCTTAAAAGCATCGGTAGATGCAAATACATATACGTCAGACCCCTCTTCTGCAAACCTTGCGTAACTCATTGCCACCTCTATTCTTCGTCTTCTAGCATTTGTTCTAATAGGTCTAGTTCTATTACTGCTAAGCGTGTCTTTGCGTTACCCTCGCCAATTACCACCACAATGGCAGGATCTAGCCTGTTCTTGATAGCATCGGTAGTTGCCTTAGCCCAGACATCTTTGTTGAGAGTAAAAGACTTGCCTACCTCTTTGAAGTCAACACAGAAGTTATGCCATGTAGCATCGCCCTTCTTCATGTTGCGACCAGAGTTCTTGTGCTGGGTAGCACCAATACGCTTAGACTCGCCTCGCTCACTCATAGTCTTCCTTAGTCTTCTTGGTTTGCAAGTTAACCTCGCTTACATGCTTTTGCTTGCACATCCATGTCAGCTTCTTTTCGGAGGGGTAACTACGAATTGTAGGTACCTCCTCCCCACATGTTTGACAAACAAACTTGCCAGAATGAATGTTATAACGCCCCATTGAGCTTCTCCTCAATAGACTTGTACAGCTCCTGGTCCTCACGAACCTTAGTCACAAAAGCATCACGCCCCTGTACCTTAGAGCCATCTGGCATGATATACCAAGCACCTGTACGCTCTACAAGACCCAGCATTTCTGCAGTGTCAACCATATCTCCTACAGCATCGACACCAATCTTGTCACCACGGAAGTAGAAGTCGTACTCGCCACTTTCACCTGGAGGGGATGTCTTAGAGTTCAAGATCTCCCAACGCACACGTCGTCCAACCTTTTGCTCAATAAGCTTGTCCCCTACAGGAATCTTAGCCTTGATAGCTTGACTGTCTGATGTAGAGGAGAACAGCTTAACAATAGTAGAAGACATGAACTGTGTTGTCAAACCACCTGTAGGCTGTGCTGTAGCAAACATGCCACCAATGTTGTTACGTGACTGTGAAATAGCTACAATGAGTGCAGGCTTTACCTTGTTGTTAGCATAGTTAATCATAAGCCATGCGTGCTTAAGGTCCTTGGACTCTGCACCAATCTGCTTAGTGTTCTCTAGCTGCTTAAGTTCATCAGAGTCTTTCTCAAAGTATACCGCTGGCAAAAGAGAACTAATACTATCAATGACAATCATGTCCACACCAGCCTTAAGAAGACCGACGCAAACATCAACCATGTCATTCATACTGCGTGCCTCAGAGTAGATAAGCTGCTCGGTGTTTACACCAAGACTCTTAGCCCACTCTTCATCGTAAGACATCTCTGCATCGATCCATGCACACAGCTTACCTTCCTTCTGTGCCAAACCAATAGTCTGTAGGCACAGAGAAGACTTGGCTGATGACTTGCTCCCCCACAGCAGAACCTGTCTACCATAGGGGAAGCCACCACCGAGTGCACGATTCAGTCCTGGACTTGGTGTCTTCTGGAACTCAGTCTTAATTCCAACAGCCGCAGAAATCTTCTTACGCAGCTTTGGATCAAGCTGTGCTAAAGCTTCTTCAATTGTTGTCATTAGTCCACCAACCCATTAATCTTGTCTGGCTGGAATCCAGACCACCACTCACCGTTAGCATTTACTACTGGCATGGCTTTAAAACCCTTTTCTACCAGCATCTCGTAGACTACTTCATCGGTAGTTGCATCAATTGTTTCGTACTTTAGTCCGAGTTTGTCAAGGCTACGCTTGGTTGCTTCACACTGTACGCATGATGGCTTTGTATATACTGTAATTGTCATTAGAATTTTACTCCGTGCTTCTGTGGTCGTGACTTATTAATGTCAGTTTTATTATTAAGTGCCACCTGCAATTGGCGGTCACCTACATAGCCGTTCTCTTTGAGACCCTCCCAAAGATCTAGGGTACGGATAATGATGTCAGCCATTTCATCTGCCACCTCTGCCTCGCCCTTGCTCTTTCGAATAGCCTCCATAACCTCTACAGCCTCAGATACAATCATCATAAGCTGCTTGGTGATAAAGATATCGTCTACTTCTTCTGGCCAAAAGCCCTTGTCTACTGCAATAGTATGCAGGTCTTTTGCCATTGTGTCTAATGTAATTGCAAACATTAATATACCTCATTCATTGTTATTGTGCCGTCTTTGGTTTTACCAAATTCAAACTTGTATGCTTGTCCCTCTTTGACCTTCATATAGGCTTTGGGGAACTGTGTGGGGAATACCGTCACAGAGTGCAGCTCACGAGCTGTGTCTGCAAGAACCATGTAAGCCATCTTCTTGCCAGCCTTAGTTACACGAGGCTTAAAGGCAATGACATACATTTCATCATCTGTGTATGGTAACTGACGATAGTTCAGGAACTTAACAACACCGTTGTCAGATCCCTTGGCTTCGTCTACGGGGATAGCAGATGTAATCCTGTTATCACTAGCAAGAATAATATAGGTACGACCTGCCTCGATAGTGGTCTGCTCGTCATCAAAGATACCAACAACACCAGTCTTATCAAGGATTTCTACACGAGACCAGCCCTTACCACGCTTGATGTTCTTAACCATACCCATCAGAATGAATGCACCTTTTTCCTCGTACTCCTCTGCCTCGTTAATAAAGGCGTGGAAGTGTGGTGGAACAGAGATGTTAAACTCTGGTAGGTTTAGGTACTCATAAAGATTCTCTCGAACCTCGTCATCGTTACGTGGATTGTCTGGGAACGTAGCAGCACCAATTACACGAAGTGAATTAAGTGCACGACTATTCACACCATTACCCTTACCATAGGTAAACTCTTCCAGCTCCTTGTAAGAGTGGAATGGACGAGCTGCCATGTACTTTTCTGCAATATTATTAGAGATGTACTTGATACCAGCAAGACCAAATCGAATACCCTTACCCTCAATCTTGAAGTCAATGTCAGAGTCGTTGATGTGTGGCAACTTAATTGGAATACCCATACGCTTGGCCTCAATCAGATACTCAGTGCGTGCATCCTTGTCCTTCTCATTCTTAAGAAGAGCAAACATGAACTCAAGTGGGTAGTGATACTTTAGCCATGCAGTCCAGTAAGACAGTGTAGAGTATGCCACAGCGTGAGACTTGTTGAAGGAATATCCAGCGTGTGCCTCAAAGTCGTGCCAGAGGTCCTTAGCACCCTCTTCACCAAGATACTGTGAAGCACCCTGAATGAACATGTCTTCGAATTGCTTAAACTCCTTGGCATCCTTCTTCTTACCAATGATCTTACGAACCTTGTCAGCAGTAGCCATGGTCATTCCACCAAGCTCTACACAGGCTTGCATAACCTGTTCCTGGTAGAGAATACAGCCATAGGTATCAGAAGTAAAAGCCTTCATCTTGACGTTACGATAATCAACGTTCTGCTTACCATGTTTACGTGCAATATAGTCTTTACCAATGGTGTTCATAGCACCTGGACGTACTAGTGCGTTAGAGGCTGCTAGTTCATCTAGATTCTTTACCCCCATTTTTACCAACAGGTTGGTGTATGGCGTAGCTTCACACTGGAACACACCCTTGGTGTGACCTGCAGAAAGCATCTCGTAGACCTGACGGTCTTCCATGTCAATTTCTAGTGGCTTAATCTCTACACCGTGACGCTCTTTAATAATATTAATAGTGTCGTCAAGTACAGACAGAGTCTTAAGACCCAGAGCATCGAGCTTAATCAGACCAATGCGTTCTGCCTCACCCATATCTACAGCAACAACGGGAATGCGTTCCTTAGTCTTTGGGTCTGTACGAGTTTCCATTGGAGCATATTTAAAGATAGGCTCTCTTGCAGTAACAACACCAGCAGCGTGAATACCAGTACCACGGATACGACCACGGAGCTGCTCTCCATATTGCTCTACTTCTGGATACTTCTCACGGAACCATGCGGTGGTCTTAGAGGTGCAGTATTCATCCCAAGTATCAATAGTCTTCAAAACCTTGTTAACGTCTGTAAGAGGAATGTGAAGTACACGAGAGATGTCTCGAACCACACCCTTATCCTTAAACGTAAGGAAGGTAGCAATAGATGCAACGTGACGGTATTGTTTAACTAGATACTCTTTTACCTCGTCTCGACGAGAGTCCTGAATATCAGTATCAATATCTGGAAAGTCATTTCTTTCTGGATTAATAAAACGGAAGAACAGAAGTCCATGAACAATCGGATCAATATCTGTAATACCAAGAGTATAACAGAGAAGACTACCAGCAGCCGAACCACGCCCAGGACCAACACGAATACCTTCTTTCTTAGCCCAGTTAATCATGTTGCGTACAACCATGAAGTATGGAGCGAACTTCTTGTCTTTAATAATCTCTAGCTCTTCGTCTAGACGTGCAAGGTATTCTTCCTTACCGTCCAAACCACGTGCTGTTAAACCTTCCATAGCCATAGAGCGTAGCTCTTCATCTGGCTTAAGGTACTGTGCTGGAAGCAAGTCTAGGTGGTCTTGAATGTTATAGTCTTCTACCTTTTCTGCAATCTCTAGTGAGTGCTGGTAGATGTCTTCACGATCAATACCCTGCTTTTCCATGGCAGCTTTCATCTCTTCGTATGAAAGAAGGTGAATCTCAAACTTATTAAATGACATCTGACGGTCTGCACCATACAGGTAGTCAAGACGCTCCATGAGGTTTTCCTTCTCACGAGACTTCTCGAAAGTTGCACCCTTCTCAATCTTGTTAGAGTAAGTGTTCAGGATAAGCTTAAGCTCCTGAATCTCCTTCTGACCAGAGTGTGAGTGGTGGCAGTCTGGAGTTACAACGGCCTTGATGCCATACTCGTCTGCCAATTCCAACAGAGTCTTGTTAATCTCTGGTGCATTGTGAGGCATTACCTCAATGTAATAGTCGTCACCAAATACACGGTGGAACCACTCAATCTTTTCCTTAGCTACCGCCAGCTCACCAGTCTCGATAGACTTGGCTACGATACCGCTAGGGCATGCAGAGGTAACAATAAGTCCCTCGCTGTACTTCTCAAGTACCTCAAAGTCAATACGTGGCTTCTTGAAGAAACCTTCTGTCCAAGCAATCTCATTAAGCTTGTTGAGGTTTTCCAAACCCTTCTCGTTCTTAGCGAGAATAACAATGTGGTTGTAAACCATGTCAAGTACGTGCTCACGCTCTGACGCATCACGGTGGTCAAAACGGTCTTGTGCCATATATCCTTCTACACCGAGGATAGGCTTAATTCCTGCTTCTTTAGCAGTACGATACATTTCACGGTGTCCAGACAACGAACCGTGATCGGTAATGGCAATGGCTGGCATACCCAGCTCTACTGCTCGGTCCACATATTCCTGTGGTGTGGCAATCCCGTCAAACAGACTGTAGTGTGTGTGAACGTGGAGTCCTGCGTAATTCATTAATCTCTCTCTCGTAAGTGTAGGAGGGCCAGCAGTGTTCTGCCAGCCCCCCAAGTGTTTTTACCAATCAGTGTTGGATGATGTAGCGGAGGATCCGCCATCGAAGCCGAGGTAGAATGCCTCTTGCTCTGCATAAGGAATCTTATTCAGTGCTGCCTCAAGTGGGAAGGGCTTGTATTCCTTCCAGTCGTATGGCTCTGCATCTGGTGCAGAAGGAATGAGAGTATAGCTTGTCTCAGTTCCCTGGCCATTACGCTTAAGCTTCCAAGTGAGGTTGGAAATACTTCCAGTCTCAAGTGCAAACTCACGAATGGTGTTAAACGAAGACTGCTTCGATACACCCATGGACCAGATAGCCACGTAAGGCTCTTCAATGCCATCGTCAACAAGGACGTTGCAGTAGAAGCGAAGGCGTCCACGCCATCCAGCCTTAGGGTCCTTCTGGTGCATTTCTTCTGCCCAGTCACGACCCTCTGTGTCCATAGTGTCTACAGCCTTACGACGATAGTCCTTTGGATTAGTGTGCTCCTTAACTACAAGAGCGAGACCACGGTCTTCTGCATAGTTGGCAGAATCTTCGTCCAGCTCTTCAATGAAGCGGATCTTGACAGACTGACCGTCTGCAAGCTTGAGCCAGCGTACACGTGGCTTGTTTTCATCATACTTTGGCTTATCAAGTAGTGCGTTGATATTCTTTAGCCCTTTAATTACACTCATGTTATTCTCCTTAATGTGTGTTTTCCTCAGTGGGATTATTAGTTTAGCATGGCTTGGATAGATTTGTCAAACCCTACAGCAAGCTGCTTGATTGACTCGTCATCCATATCGCCAATGTCTTTATATTGTTTATTTAGTTGTACAACGGTTACACGAGAACCAAGCTTTTCTACAATCTTGTCTTTCATGTTACCGCCTGCTTCATCGTTATCAGCAATAACAATTACGTCATTGAAATATTTTTGAAGAAGTTCTATTTGTGTGCCATTAACACTAGCACCTAGGGTAGCCACTGCTGGCATGCCACATTGATCTAGACGAATAGCATCGAATGAAGACTCTACGACATACACCTGGCGTGAAGTCTTTACCCTGTGAATATTAAATAGTGTTTTACTCTTGGGTAGTTTGGGACTATTCTTAAACTCTTTACCCTCGACTGATCGACCAACAAAACCAACACACATACCGTCTGGGGAGTGTACTGGCACTGTGACCATGTCTCGCTTATCAGAATAACCTAGCTGAAATTTACGCATAGAGTCTTCTGTAATCAATCTACCGTTAAAGTATCTAATTGCTCTTGGAGATTCTAATGCAGCACTGTTCAGTCGCTTAACGGTAAACTCGTCAAACTCAACAAACTCTGGCTCTTTAACCAATTGCTTAGCAACAAGAACTGAAATGTCTGTATCTGTTTCTTTACTCTTGATAAACCTTGCTGCCTCAAAATATGTACGACCAGAGGTGTGCATAATTAATTCAATAAGATCACATGCCTTGTGGCAAGAGAAGCAAAAGAATATACCGCTTGTCTTATCAACTTCACCTGCAGGAGTGCGGTGGTTACCATGGAAAGGACAAAAAACGATATAGTCAGAGTCTACCTCGGACTCAATATTTAAGCCACTTCCGACGAGGACACGCTTGATTTGCTCGTCTGTGTATATATCACTTTTTGTTCGTCTATTCCTAATATCCATTCGCTCTTTTTCTTTCCTACATATACGCCGTACATTGATAGTCTAAATACAAAATATTCTTTTTCTTCTACATAGTCTATAGTAAAATCTGGATTAATGTCAAGTCTGGGAACATACCCCGACAAACGCATCTCCATTGTGATCAGACGCAGATACTCATTCTTGAGTCTCCAGATAGCTGATTCATCATGGATGTTTCCATCAAGACTAAACTTCTTGACAGTTTTGTGGTGCACATTGTCCATACATCCATTATACTAGTTATCTTCATAGTCTTTGTAGTGATACCAGCCCTTGTCAAAGTCTACCTGTATCAAGAACTCACCCATAAAACCATTACGGTTCTTGCGGAACACACACTCAATAATATCCGAGTTTGTACCACGACCAAGAGCCATAACCCAGTCAGCATCATACGCAATCTGACGGGACCAAGATGTCTGCCCCAATGTAGGAACAGTATCTAGTTTGTTAACGTCGTCTGGTGTTGCAGAAGAAATAGCAAGAATAGGAATTTCGTCAGAGATAGCAAGAAGCTTTAGCTCACGAGAAAGATTCTTCATACGAACTACTTCGCTGTCAGACTTAGTGTTTGGTGACATAAGCTGCAGGTAGTCTACAATAACAAGATCTGGCTTGTACTGGTCAATCTTACCACGAATAACCGATGGTGTTACTTCTCCACCACTATCGTTTGAGATAATGTGAAACTCTGGCTTACCTTGAACGTGCTTTTCGTGCCACCTACGAAGGTCTTCCATTTCAACATTACCAGCAGCAAGCTTACGGTGTGACCATACGCCCTCACCCATAATGGTAAAGACACGGTTACGAACCTCTGTCTCAGACATTTCAAGGCTAATGACTAGAGGTGACCGTCCTTGCTTCCACGCTTGTACCGCAAAGTAAAGCGAAAGCCAAGACTTACCAATACCAGGATAAGCAAGAAATACCCCAAGCTGACCAGGTGTGATGCCAGCAGGAAGGTAGTTATCGAAACCAGGAAGTCCTGTTTTAATTCCAATTGAACCAGCCTCCTGTGCCTTCTTGACCTGCTCATAATATGCTACAGCAGACTCGATGTCTGTAACATCTACATCTCTAATAGTAGCAGTATTCTTCTTAAGCTCAGAGGTCTTAGAGATAAGGTGCTCAAGTGCTTGGGTACCCTGGCCACCCTGAACCTCACTAGCAGCATTACGAAGAATATCCTTAAGACTGTCATTTAGGTACTCAGCCTGCAATTCTTCGAGGTGGTGTTTGGTAGCACCAACACCCTGTAATGGTTCGAAGTCACGAAACTTATCTACAACCAAAGTTGCTGGAGGAGTTGATCCGTTCTGCTCAAAGTAGTTACGGATAAACGTCCAGATGTCACCGTGGGTACGCAAAAGGTTGTCAACATTGGCTTGCAATAAAACGTGAACCTGCTTGTCTTCTAATACAGCAGATATCAGTTTTGATTCTGTGTTACTCATTTAGCCACCTCTTAGCCAACTCTCTGCGTTCCCTACGCTCTTGGTCATCTTGTTGTTTGTTTGTGCGAGACTGGATAATCTCATTTGCAAAATTTGCAAAGTACTTCCACTCTGGCTTGGCTGCATTGTCAAAATAGTACGCCAATAAATCTAGGCAGTACTGCAAACCATAAGAGTCAATGAGTGCATCGGCAGCCCATTGCTCAGCCCACTTATTATATGTCGGCTTTACCTCATAATGAAATAGGTAATGTTTGTCATACCTACTAAGCAAAGCCATACGGTCTTTGCGGTCTGCCATTATTCAGCAATCTCGCCTTTAGCTTCACGAACCTTTTCAGTGAGCTTTTCCTCGACAAATGCGTATACACGATCAAATGCCTGCTCAACGTTTTCTCCGTCACGACGTGAGTCTACAATGCCGAGATCGACACGCAGTGATTCGAAGTTACCCAAGTTAAGGGTATAACCAAGCGTAACGCTTACTTTGGTGTTTTCGTTTTCCATTATTTCTCTCTTTCCACTTTACAGTGTTTCGGACCAGACAGGGATGAATTCCCCATCTGAATTCTTCGTATAAGTCAGTATACCATTTCCCATTCTACGAGTCAACTCTTGTCTCGTGGGGGTAACATCATTATTAATTAGGCCATCTTTTCTTGGACGACCAAAACTATAGGTAGCAAGTATATCACGAATTTCATGTACCTGCGATTCTGAGTAGTAAGCCTTAATTTGCCAGCCACGTTCTTTGTTTAAAGCTGCTCCAGTAGGAATGGGAATGACCCCTTTTTTCATTAGCAACGGCATATACTTTCTGTGCCTGTTTACTAACTCAGAAGTCTCTTTAACTGTATAAGCTTTTTCTCTACTCTTTTTAAAGTCAGATAGTAGACAGCTTTCTACCTGGCCTTTATTAATATTGTATACGGATACAATTCCGTTTGATCTGTTTAAATGATGCACCCTCACTAAATCACCATTTAGAAACCAGATCTTTTGTGCACCAGAAATTACTGGAAGCTCATTGTACTCTTCTCTTGAGATCAACACTACTCCTAGACTGGGATACCGACAATAAGAAGGTTAATACCAATTGAGGCAACACCAGTTGTTCCAAACTTAACAACTCCGTCTACCTTGTTTGTGCTGACGTTAGTCAGAACCAGGGTAACGTCTTTTGATGCCTGAGTGTTGGCAGTATCAGTAATAATTGGAGTTGCAGTTACAATTGGTGCATAGGCAAAGTCTGAGAATGAGTAAGAAAACTCGTGCTCATTATCCACAGTGTTTGTAGAGCTATTGGTAATATTAATAAATCCACCAACAATTCTAGAGTCAGAAGTTCTTACAGTTTGCTTACCGTTGCTTACAGTGTCTACCGTCGTATACTTAGCGTTGACTGGTGACAGCTGATTAGAAAGATTATTTACTGCCTCGGCAAGCTGGGAAATGTAAGATAGATCAAGTGGTTGTCCACGATCTGGAATGGATACTTTTGCCATAGATCAATTATAGCATTAAACAGCCATGTTGTCACGTTTGTAAAGAAGAAGCTGTTGATGGTTTGAATCTCTAGAAATATCAATACTTCTTGCATAGATCTCTACGCTAATAGTTCCTGGATTAGGTGTTGGGACAGCAATTGTTAAGCTTGGTGCCGTTTGCCTTCCCTCATATGCCCACTGACCAGCATCCCATTTAATCCATACGTCGTAAGCAATAGCTTTTCTAATATAGTTGTCGTTATTGTAAACGTCTACAGTATCCCATGCCAAGGTTACCACCTTGTTGCTACCACCAGTATTAGTTTCAAAGTACTTAATACCGTCAAGTGGCACACCAGTTGGTCTACGAAATTCGTATGGTGGCGTCAAAAGATATGTTGGAGACCAGTGTGACAATCTGTTACGGTCTTCTGACACAAAACGATATCTTACGTAATACCCAACGGTATCAGCATCAATAACTTTTAGTGGTGGAAGCAGTTCAAGCTTTAGCCGTGCCTGTTGCAAACCACTTTTGCCAATACCCATTAGAGCACATCCAAACCAAACCTAAATTCAACAAGGCTTGAAGAGTTTGCATTTTTAATAATCGGTAAGCTGTCTGCTGTTCGTGTTGCAGAATAACCTGTAAGCCCATACAATGGGTTAAGGCTTGAAACATTTTCAAGTCTGAGTGCATCCAAACCAACAAAGTAGTTAGACGATGGCCCTTCGGTAGTTCCAGATGCTGATGTATAGGTTACATTACCATTTGTCTTTGCGTATGTAAAAGTTGTTGCAGTTGGAACCGATGTAATCTTATACGTACCATTAAATGTTGCATCTACGCCAGCGACCGTTACAACGCTACCCTCGGTAAATCCGTGTGCTTTCTGAGTGGTTAACTTAGCAACATTTGAGGCAAGTTCTTTTCCAATAACATTTATTGAATTAAATACTGATGCATAAATTTTAATCAAACTTACGGCACCCCAGCTAAACGTAGAACCCTTTACTAGGTCATTAAGCTTACTAGATACAATGTGATATCTATTTGACGCCATTGTATTTTCGTCTAGATCATAAATTGATTCTGAGTCGCTGAGTTTGATTTGGAAGTTTGCATAGTTTTGTGTGTCTACAGTTCCTTCTTCTGGGGTAAACTGAACAAGAATGTGAACCTTTGATGGCACAACGTCAAACGATTCGTCTTTGTTAATGACAGAGAAGGCCAGTCTAATTTCATCTTCTGGAGAGTTCTGGCTTAGGTTAAGAGCTGTGCCTGCCAAGTGAATGTGTGTTCCATAGCTACCAAAAGCGTCATTGCGATATGACATAGTTCCAGAAGATAGCAATACGTCAGACATATTTCCTGGAAGATAGATTGCGGAGTTTAAAAAGCGGCATCTTTCATTTTTAGAAAGTCTAAGGGCACTATCAAAAACAGCATTATTAGATGTTGCACGGAAAGCTGGTGCCACACCAAGGTTTGGATTGATTGTTCCAGAAGCTACACCAGCATATAGGGGAGTGCTAATTGTACTACCAATACCAATTGCAGAAGATGATCCGTGGTATTCCCAGTTTTCTGTTTCCGCAAACGTGTATAGCATGCGACTATCCTTGTTTGATGCAGATGGGTTTGACTTTGACGGATATAGTCCAATTTCTGTCAACTCGTAACGCTGTTCTGTTGGTAGTTCTGCTGTGAGTACTACCTTAGCAATACGTCCAATTGCAGTACCGCCAGAAGTGTAGGCTCCAGAAGCATTGCCCTGAACAGTAAACTGTGAGCTAGTGGATGAATACACTACAGCATTAGCAATGTTATAATCTGGAATGTTAGTACCAGTAATATTTACAATATCTCCTGGGGCAAAATTGTTAGTGGCAGTATATACAATCAGAGATCCACTTGGATTAGAAACACCAGTAATTGTAACTGGATTAGCAGTGTCTAGCTCTGTCACATAACCTCTAGAGATAATAGGAACTCTGAACATCTCAAAGTCTAGATTTTTCTTCAGTGCAAATTCGCCTTCTGGCAAAGTGTCTAGTGTTCCCAAAGGCTTTTTGCCACAACCAATGGCAATGTGAGATGCATACGCAGCTGCCTGACCAAGCATGTACTTAGCAATAATGTCTTTTCCAGTATTTGTAATCATATTTCTTCCTTAATACAGTATATCACTTACCTGATTTACAGAGTTGACAACGTTAATTTCTACCTGCTCCCCAGTTCTCATATTAATAACATTTACGATTACATCACCATTTGTTTCATCAACATAAACAATTTCTTTTACTTGGTTTTCTTTTTCGTTGGATCCAACTTCTGGAACTTTTTCTGCAAAATTAATTGAATAGTTATTAAAGTAAGAAGATGTTGTGTCAGTAATAGCAAACAAATTCTTAGGACTATAACTTACAGATAGCTGTGAGGTGTTTTTAATCGGTGTATATCGAATGTTTTGACCATTTATAGTATCATTTCTAGAGATAGACATAATCTCTTGTCCACCTACCTGCTCAAAAAGCAGATCTTGCATATAAGCAATAGGAATAACCTCGTCATTAAACTGGATAAGATCTGGAGTTGCTGGCTTAATGCTGTTACCAAGCGAGGACGGAATTGCTATTGGAATGTCTGGTGTTGCAGAAACCGTATAAGGTTTTACAAAGTCTAGGGGATTATCTTTTGTAACCATTACTTTACCTCACTTAAGTATACCGTCATATCTGGTCCGTTGTTATCTCTAGAGTATTGAATGCTGTAAACAATAAAACGTGCGTCTGCATCGGCAACCTCGTTAACACCTTCAGCATTTTGGTAGTCAACTGTTACGATATCTCCAAGCTGAAGTGTAGGCATACCAAAAACCTTAACACCAATTGACCTACGTGGCTTCATAATCTTGCTAGAAAGCCATCCCATAAGATTTTCTGCATCGTCTTGAGATTGGATATATGGTGCATTAATTGAGAACTGTTTTTTGCCGTGTGTCATTCGACTAAACTTAATGTCTTTATAATCATTGGCAACCTTCTGTGGAGACCTAATCAAAGAATCGCCAATAAACTCTGGATCAGAAAGGTCTGAACGCTTACTGAAGTATTCGTCAACAGTTAGCTCGTGTTGAGATTGCTGAGTAAATGTAATTCCGTGAATACGTAGATAGTTACCACTGGTTGAGTCTAGGTTGAGTGCTGTGTCTGTAGAGTTGAAAACAAGGAACTCTGCTCGATATGCACCAGCGGTAAACCCAGAGATAGTGTAACCCTTAATCTTGTTAAACGTTGCTGCAATCTTTGCGTATAGGGCAGGGTATGCCTTGTCATAGCGAACATTAAAGTACGCAGCTTCACGCATGATGGTTCCAAACTCTTCAAAGTAAATCTTATACTTTGGTGCTTCACCAGTGCTGATACCAGAAAGATACGTAGACTGTACCAAACCACTCATAGCATACTTCTGGAATGAGGCTGCTGCGTTAATGTCAGAATCGGCAAACACACTATCTGCAACTACATCTAGTCCAAAGGTAGTATTCTGACTATAGTTATTAGTTAGTGCATATACGTTTTCAAACATTACCCTCGAAGTTCCACGAGTAAACAAGGCAATGTTGTTGTAGATAGGCAGTGGATCTGGATCATCTACATACTTAATTAAAACATTATTAATGTACAGGTAGAACCTAAGAACATTTCCAATCTTACGATACTCTACAGATATGTCGTATACGGTTGGGTTTTCTTCTGCGGTAACTCGGTATTGTCCAGTAAACAAACCATTGTCAACAGTAATGTTTGCAAGACCTCCCCACAGTTTAACTGGGATTGCTTTTTCTGCAATAATTGAAGCACTTGCTCCAGTTACTGCTGTAGAAGCTACGTTGGTAGACTCTTTAGAGTATGAGAAGGTGTTGTTGGTTACAGCGGTAATTGTGTATAAACCATTAAATGTCGAGTCAACCAGTGAAACTGTTACCTGATCACCAGGAACAAAGTTGTGGTTTGTAGATGTTGTAAGTGTTGCAACGTTGTTTGTCAATGCCTTATTGGTAACAGATACTGTTGGGGCATTTCTTTGCATAACCTTATAGAATACTACGTTGTGAATTGTATCGGCATCTTCATACTGAGTAAGATTGTTTTCAGTTAGTGCCATAATTTCAAAGTAATAGCCTACATTGGTTTCTGGATTGATCATTACAGCCATACCCCCAGAAGCACCGCCAACAGAAATAGACTGATCTGAAGTGTTTGACTTTGATGTGTAGTATGTGTTTACACCGAATGGAGACTGACCACGAGACTCGTTGTTCTCAATCTTACCAATAATTCGTAGTCGTGTACCAAAGTGAATAAAGCGGTCTTCAAGTTCTTTATAGACGTATGACACAAAGTTTGGGGTTTGGTCAATTACGTTTGCAGAAGAGCCATTCATAACCAGTGCTGATGATTGAATAGTTCCTGTTTGAGTAGAGAGCAATCTGTTAACCGTAGACTCTTCAATAAATGCATTTGACAAGAAGTTTTTAATAATGCCATTTCTTGTTGTAGACTTTGCTCTTTCATTAGAAACACCTGCAGGACCAGTTGTTAGCTGTAGCGTACCAGTCTCTGGGTCAGCCGTTGCAGCAATAGTTGCATTGGTGAGGAACCTAAAGTCCATATCAACACCACGAACGTTTTCATCATTAGACCAGTAGTTACTCAAACCAGCATTGTGATATACAGGCTTAGTTGTTCCGTCAACATTCTTTGCACCAGTTCCAAACTGCATACGACCATGCTTAGCTACTGGACCGTTCTTTAGTCTTGTAATACCCTCCACGACTTCGTAGTTTGGCTCTGAGTAAATTCTAACCAAACCAGTTGGGTAAATCTTTCCATTAAATGGTACTTTGGCAAAATATCTCTGATACTCTTGCACACTAGAAATCCAGACGTTTGGATCTTCGCCATCCTTAAGACCTGAAACGCTATACTGAACGGCATCGTATCTAATGATTTCTCCATTAGCGTAGAAGTAACCATTGTATCGACTTAGCCAGAAAACAGCATCGCCAAAGTCAATAACGTTGTTGATTACTTGGTGGTTTTCTACAGATGGTAGTGCATCGTTAAGGTCTGAGTTTAGTGGGATTGCACTAAGAACATATCCAGATTGCTGTGAGACTTCATCATTTACAGACTTGGTAGTTTCATTTGGACTAACTTCCCAAAGAATTACTGGCTTGTAAACCCAAGTCTTGTCTCGGTCAACAACGCTTGCTTGCTTAATTGATCCAAAAGATCTTTGAATATATCTAGATACATAGTTAATTGAACCGTCATTGTAAACTGCATTATCTGCAGACGCAAGTTCTTTAATGTTGGCAAGCTTTTTAGGCGAAGTTGCTGATGCAAACTTTGGATTATCGTAGCTATTGCTTACTACCCCACTTTGTGCAAAATCTTTTGATCCATAAAGTGTAGCGTCTACATCTGACTCTCTTTGACCTAACTCTGGCATCATGTAGTTTTTACTCATTACAACAAAGTTATTGTATTCGTCAAAGAACATTGCCGATTGTGAGGAGACAGCAATATCTGCCAAAACCTGTGCAAGGCTCATGTCTGGACCAACAGAGAAAAATGGGATAGTCATGTCTGGCTCGTCTGGTACACGTAAGAATGTGTAGTTGGAGAAGCCAATAGAGTCGAGAATCATTGAAACGGCATAACCAATAGACGCATTCTGAATTAGCAGTTGTGGAGCAGTCATTGATTCAAAATAAAAGAATAGATCTCTTAGCTGTAGGCTTACGCTTCTGTCACTTGAGGAAAGCTCTGGGAATCCTTCGGAGTACATTGTCTTAATGGGAACATAGTAATCATTGCCCTCTACGTCCAAAACAATTTCGTAAAACTTAATCTGAATATTTTGGGTAGTATACTTTGCAACGATACTTCCAGTATTGGCTTCCATGTCTCTAACATTAGTTGGAAAGAATGCTTGGTCATAGTCAAACAAGTCTAGGGTTCCAGTTGAAGCAAGCAGCTGTCCTACTGGCAAACCACTAATGCCAAGGTCGGATGCACTCTTTGTAATTGAGAAAGTCTTTGTCTTATCTGATAGGTCTACGGTTAGACGTGGAGACAACTCAATAAGGTCAAAGGTAGAGTCAAATACGTTCATTGTTTCTACAACAATTCTGAGACCGCTTAGGTATTGAAACTCTCTGTAACGTGGGTTTGCGTTGGCTGCCTCGAAAAATTGTGATGGCGAGGTTAGGTCTGTTACGTAATTAGTTAGGTTAGTTACTGTTTCTTCTTCAACATACCAGCCGTACTTTGCATCAAACTGCTTGTACTCTCCTCCTACAACAATATAAAAAATACCAGGTTCTGTTTCAGTTTCTTTTACAAGGTATGCAACACCATCAGTCAACAGGCTTACTGGTGGTAGCAAAGTTGCTGATGGGTACTCTCCAGAGAAAAGAAAAATGTCTCTGTATTCGTCTGGAACAATTAAACCATATCCAAGCTCAACGTATCCATCTTCCTTTACGATAGCCGAACCGTCACGTCGGATAGAATTATTGTTAAAAGCGATGGCGTCAACCCAGTTATCATTCTCAAGATATTGAATCTTCCAGTTAATAGGAACTGTCTTGTTAGCGTCTCCGTAGAAAGGATCTGCAAATGTTCCATTTGAATTTACAAAAGGTCCGAGGTCTACAGACCCAACGTTTGTTTGCATCTTAACAACGATTTTGTTGGCTGGCACAGCTTCTTTGTAAACTACATATGGTGCAGTATCATCTATATTGTTCTGACCATTGATTACTTTATTAGCAATACCCCGTTCTTGACCGTTCTCTGTTCTATAAGATGTCCAGTACTTAAACTGGTCATATCTGTCAGAGATGTAGTATCGTGGTCGTGAAGCTAGATCTGGATTGCTGTGGTGTGTGTACTTGTTAGGAAAAAACCTTAGTTTGTTAATACCAGATCGTGGTCTAAACTTTCCAAAGCAATCATCTAAAGAATATAAAAGCTTTTCTTTTTCTTTTTTAGACAAAAACACAGTTGGTACGGGGTCACCATCTTCATCATTTTTATATCCGCCATCAACAACAATGTCCGAGTCCGTTGCACCAGTGTAAAACTTGATAGCGTTGTCAGCATCGTTTGCATCAAAAGAAGATGCTATGTTTACATATGGAAAATCTTCTGCTTGTGATTGCACAGCATTGCGGCGGTACCTATAGTTGCCTACCTGAAGAATATTCTCTGCTATGTTCATGTTCCATTCTGCAATTACAGAAGACTGAACTCTAAGAGTAGAAGAGGTCTCCAGATGATTCTGTAGTGTTTCATCTTTAAACATGTTAAACCTCTTCCAGCTTTACGGAGATATTCCAAAAGTCAAAATTAGTTCCACCACGCTTTTGCACAGAATAGGTAAAGTCTGCAAAGTAAACCTCTACAACCTGACTATACTTTGCAAGGTTGCCATAAGCACCACTTGTTGCACCATAGTTGTCATACTTGTCGTATGAAAGATAAAGCCAGAATGGACCTTGGTGCTTCTCGTACCAGTCCAACATCTCTACTCCACCAGCACCGTTATCGCTTGTGTACTGGCTGTGTACGCCTTTAAAAGATGAATTAGCTGTACCATTGGCATACTTTTTAACAGAGTACTCAGACTTACCTACGGCATTTTGATATAGGTCATTATTGGTTTGAAAGTTTGGATCACCAGGGAATGATCGTGAAGGTAACATATCCCAGCTTGCAGAAATCTCTAACTTGTCTGCAACATGGTAAGAACGCATACGACCATTTACCATACGCTCACGCTTTTCAATACGATTAATATTAAAATCAATAGGCTGTCTATTGTCATCTGAAAGAATAATAAAATCGCCAGTACCAGATGCTTGTACGTCTGTACCAATTTCAATACCGTCAGGAATATGGAATCCGTCAACAACAAAACCTGGGTTATCTGCCCAGAGCATTGCCTGTGGACGCTGATACTTCTTACGTCCTTGCATATAAGCATTTGTTGTCATTAGAACCTGTTACCTCGAACTCTCTGAGCATCGACACGTTTGATCTGAGCCATAACGGTACGTGCAATATCATCTGCGTTAGCGTCGGACCTGACGTTAACACTCATATTATAATTATACACGGAACCGCTACCAAAGTTTCCTTGGTTAATTGCATTAAGATTGTCAACACCGAATCGATCTACAGCCCACTTCTTAATAACAAACTCTCCTGGAGTAAGCATTGCAGGAACTGTGTCTGTTCCCTTTGGACCAAACATTGGCTTTGTAAGTCCACCAGAAGCCATGTAGCTAGCTACAAGTCCACCCTTAGCATATCCCTGGTACAAGATTCTGTTAACTCTATCCTGAATAACCTGGTAATCTCCGCCAAGAGCATTTCTACGTGCCTGACCATTTCCAAACTCTCCACGAATAACTCTTCTAGCCATCGAGGTTACCCATGCATCATCCTTTACTGGTCCAGATGGTGCTGGAGCTGTTGATGCTACTGGAGCTGGTGTAGCTGGCTTGGCAGCTGCGGCTGCCTCTGCTTCAGAGATTCGCTTTTCAATAATAGTGTGAATAGTCTGCTTAGGCTTTTCAATGTCTTTCCAAGCTGCCTGTAGGTCATTGGCAACACCGAGAGCAAGATTAACGGCTTCGGTGTATTGCTGACTATTTGTTCTAGCCAACTCAATACCGTTCTTAATCTTTTCCCACTCTTCCTTGGTCTTTCCTGCAACAGTAAGACCGTTAATCTGAAGTTCTTCTTGACGATCCAGAAGCTCAATTTGTCTCTGAGCTGGCTCAATCTGCTTTTCCTGAATCTCGAAGATTTCCTTATTGATGTCACGAATGCGTGCCTCAATCTGTTCACGAGTAAGTCCCATCTTGCCCATAAGGTTAGCAATCTCAAGCTCCTGAGACTTCTGTAATGCTTCACGTTGGTCAACAAGTGCTTGTGCTGCATCCTGTGCTCGCATCTCTTCTGCTGCACGAGCAGCTGCACCAATGTCACCCATAGACAAGGCTTCTGCAAGGCTAAGCTGTGTACGTTGTTGAGCAGCCATTCTATCATTAATCTTAGCGATTGAATCAAGGGCCTTATAGCGTTCATCGTACTTCTTGTTAATGTCAATCTCTTGATCACCAATACGTTGTAGGTCTGCTTCAAGGTCATCCAAACCATTTTCAGAGTTTTTAAGATCTTCAATCTTATCTGTGTAAGAGTCAATAGTGTTCTGGAAAGGATCCTTGAGTGCTTTAAACTTAAACTTAATCTCTTGTTCTTTAGCACTGAACTGTTCCATTGCCTTATTCATACCCTCGTTAAACAGCTCTTGCATACCTTCTTTGGTCTGCATCTTAATCTTAATCTCAAGAGCTTCTTTATCAGCAGCCTTCTGAAGTGCTTCGTTAAGAATTTTTAGCTGGTCAGCACTGAGTGTGTCGAAGTTAGCAAGCATTAACTGCAGGTCTTCGCTTGCAAGAATTGCCTCTGTCTGAGTATCTGAAAGTGCTCCATTGAATCTTACAAGTGCCTTCAGTCCTGCCATAGTTGCATCTGTAGCGGCATTTGTACCTGCAACGCTAGATGCTGCACCTGCTAAAGTCTGTGCCTTGCGTGCCTGTTCTGCAAGTGCAATAATCTTTTTAACCTCGTCTGCACTCTTTGCGTTAGCAATGGCTGCTGCAAGTGCTGCATCTTCAATAAGCTTGTAGGCGTTTGCATAAGTCATACCCAAACCAACAAGCGTTGTAAGTGCCTTGTTTTGGTTTGCGAGGTTTGCAAGAGTCTTTTGCTGTTCGTCAACAAACTTACCTAATGTAATACCTCTAAGCTTATCTGCAATAGCTGCAAGATCTGCCTTGAATCCTGTTACATTTCCAGCGGCATCGAAGTTAAAGAATTGACCCTTGTACTGATCCCATTCTTCCTTTGACATACCAGTCATAATAGAGATTACATCTTCTCCTACACCTACCCCACGAAGTTGCTGAGACAAACCTCCAAATGCACTAGAAGATGCAGCACGAATAGCTGCCATAGAGTCTTGGAAGTTTTCTGTAAGTCCTTGTGTGGCACTGGTAAAGTCTCTTATGTCCTTTACCAATGAATCTAGGAATGATGTTGGTGGCTTTTCTGGTGCCGCTGCAGCACCTCCGCCACCGCCAGCTCCACCACCGCCACCGCCTCCGGCGCCGCCTGTGCGTGTACCAGTGCTGCCAAGGTTCATGAATGATCCGTATTGCTGAGTGAATCCCTTTGCCTTGCTTGCAGCCACTTGGTTTGCTGCGTTACTTACAGCACGTTCTGCTGAATCTGCAGACCTACCCTTAAGGCTAATCTTGTTATCGGACAGATACTTGCTAACTTCTTTTGCAGAAACATCGTCACGAGCAGTAATGAAGTATTGAATATATGCAGTCTTTTGTTCTGGTGGCAGAGAAGCGAAGTATTCATTGTTTGCCATCAATGCGGCTGCCGCACCTGGGTCTGTGCTGAAGATTTGAGAGATAACGCTTTCCATTGTAATTGGACCCTCTGCAGCCATAGCCTTAAGCTTTGAGGTTGCATCCATTAGCAAGTTCATTCTTTCAATTGCGGCATCCGAGCCATCGAAGTATACGGAAAGGTCTAGTTCTGGATTACCCATTTGAAGGTTTTGGAACAAGCCTACAGTTTCTTGGAACTGCTCTGGGTTATCTACATCAAAAGATGCGAGGAAGTTTTTAGCTGCTACCTCGTTGTCACCAAACAATGGCAAGAGTCCTGCAATGTCTGACGTAACGCCAGAGCCAAGTGCTGCGTTAATGTTTGCAAGAAGGTTTATGGATCTTCCACCTTCTACAGTATTTTGATCAAACAAACCAAACATTGTGTTTAGCTGTTCTGGGGTAAGTGCTCCAGAAGCCAGCTCAGCAGAGAATGTAATCTTTGCTTCTGCAGAAGCCCTACCCTTTGTTAAAGTGTCAACAGCCTTGTTAGCAGCACCCTCCTGATCTGTACCAGCATAAACACCCTTTGCTGCTGTTCCTGCTTCTGAGACAAGTGCGTCACGTGCCGACTGGTCCATACCCTTAAGCTGTGTTAGGAAGTTTTGAGTAGAAGCTTGAGTTTGAGCAATAAGATCTTTTCGCTGAGTTAAGTATGTGTTTTGCAATGCTTGTGCTTCAGCAATCTTACCCTCAGTCATTAGCTGCTCTACTGCCTTAGCGTTTGCCTGATCCTGTGTATCAATCATTAATTGGTTTTGCTGTTGCATTGCATTAAATGCCGCAATAATTTCTGGTGCTTTTTGAATGGTCATGTTGTTTCTTGCACCACCAAGACCTGTGTTTGCAACTGGAGACATTGGAGATACATTAGTAGGACCAGATGCCATACCTGCACCTGAAATGTTATAGCCAGGTGTTGCTGGCATATCGCCCACTTCATTAATTTTGTCGAGGTATGAGTTTAATTCTTTTTCACCTGTTTTAGATATTGCAATAGCAACCTTGATTGGATCTTTACCAACATTTTCACCGTTTGGACCAATAAGTTCATCCATCTTGCCCATGATGTTGATAGCAAAAGTATCGCTCTGAAGTTGGTCACCAAGAGCCATAGCAATGGAGTCTGCCTGTTCTGCAGATAAAATTCCTGATGCTACTGCTGTTGAAAGTTGGTTAGATATTTTACGAGCAGCATCTGCCATACCATTGCTATCAATGAATCCTCTAATACCAGTAAGCATTGCTGCACCAGTTTCGGATGAAAGATAGGACTCTCCAAACGTTGTCTCTGCCTGACCAGTCTTTGTTGCTTCTGTTCTACGAGCATTTGCTATTGCACTTGGACTTACTGTACCTGCAGCAGCAGCAAAAGCTTCCATAGCCTTTGTACCTGCACCAACAGCTGCGGCCTGATCCCTAGTTGCCTGCTTAGCCTTTTCAGCCTCTGCATTCAAGATCATAATTCCTGCTGCAAGGCCACCAATGGCTCCAACAGCAAGACCTGCTGGGCCAGGAATCATTGACAGCACAGAGGTAATACCAGAAATTGCCATAAGTGGGCCACCAAGCTGTCCTGCAATATCTCCAACAGGGCCACCCATCATTGAGCCAGCAGATAAAGCTCCACCTGCAACCATACCTGCCATACCAAGTTTTCCTGGAGACATTGCAGATCTAAGAGATGCCATTCTAGCTGCACGCTTTTCGGCACGCTGTTGCTTCTTCTGTTCATCAAGTCTTGCTTGTAAATATCCTGTTGGAAGTGGTGTAGATTCTCCAGTGGCTGCACGACGTGAACGTCCTGCCTGACTTGTTCCACTTGTAACATTGTGAACTATAGCGTTTCCAGCTTTTTCTGCTCTAGCTTTTGAATTTTCAATTGGCTGAAGGGCACCATCTACAATGTTTTTACCTGCTGCATTAATAAACTTCTTTGCTGGTGATGCTGCACCAGAGGCCTTGTTAATTGCTGTAGCTGCTTCCTCTACAATATTGAAGCCAAGAGCCTTCATTGCTCTCTTTAATGCTGGAGTTGCCTTTGGACTGTTTGCAAGCTCTGAAAGGTCTGCTTGACGAGAACCAAATACGTGTCCCATCTGCATGTTTGCTGCAGACTGTCCAGAAATTCTTTCATACATTCTCTTAGCAGCAGGTCTGATTGAAGTGTAGGACTTAACGCCTTCATTTAGAACTAACTTTCTTCCTCGTGTCAGTCTCTTATCTCCAGCTCTACGAACCTCTGTTGCTGCGGTAGCATAAACATCTTCATCCAAACCAAAAGTTTTTCTTACTGCACCACGTGTAGCTTGATCGCCTATCTTGTTGACTTCTTTTTCTACAGTCTTTCCAGCTGCTGTCCAAGACTTTGCAAACCTTTCATTGCTGTCCTTAATATCTGCATATGTTGTATCAAAGTTCTTATTTACCTGATCAACAAATCGGCTAGTTACAGACTCCAGCTCCTTAGATATTGCATCAAACTTACCTGCATTAATGCTCGTTTGTGTTGGCATGAGGCCCTGTGCTTCTCCAGCACGCAAAGACAATGGAGCAAGTACGCTAGCAAGGTTTGTCTTACCTGCCTGCTGAGACATGTTTTCTGTATCCTTCTGCATTCTAAGTGCAAACTCTGGATAAATATTTCCAATGTATCCACCTTCAGCAAAACGTGGAAGGTTTCCTGCAATAAGTCCTGCAACAACGCCAGGATTTTTCTTAACCGATTTGGCAGGAATAATTGCCTCACCCTTTGATACCAATGCACCAATAGAGTCTGATGTACCAGTTCCAGGACCTTGAACGATTCCGCCAGCCGCAAATCCCTTTGGCTTCTTCATTCCGCCACCACGAGTTGTGATTGGACCCATGAATGCACCCTGTTGTGCAATAGCTGCACCATACGCAGCTGCAAGGTTTCTTACAGTGCCAGCTTCTGCTGTAAATGTTTGAATTAGGTTGTTGTGAACCTGATTAAGAGATGCAGAAATCGATGCAGCTTCAAGCTGTTCTGTATTCATATAGCTAAGTTGTTCGGTTAGAACATTACTTTGCCCACCAAGACCTTTAAATCCGTTGCGTACAAACAGCACACCCTTGACAATGTTAGCCAAACCATTAGCCAGCAAACCAAAGGTCATAAGAAGAACGGGACCAATGGCACCTACTGCACCTACAGCAATAATAGCAAACTGCTTTGCTCCGTCAGACCAACTGTTAAAACCTTCAAGAATTTGTGTACCAAAATTAATCAGTGGAGTAACAGCTTTCATAAACTCTTCACCAATAGGAGCAATAGCTGCTTTAAAGTTTTCAATAGCTGCTTGGTACTTAAATAGTGGAGATGCCTCAATACGTCCAAGCTCTCGTTCAGATAGGGATGCTAGCTCTGCTGCTGATGCTTTGGTTAGATCAAGAACACGGCTTGCTTGGCTACCCTCGGCAATTACGTTCTGGAACAGTGTCGATAGACGAGAGAACTGGAACTTACCAAACAACTGCTCAATAGCTTGTGCACGGTTAAGTGGGTCTAGTGTATCAAGTGCCTTAGCGAAGTCTACAACAATACCACGGACGTTACCCTTGTTTGCCTCTACGATACCTTGCAGGTTAATACCAAAACCATTAAGCATTTCTGCAGCTTCACCAGTTGGGTTAATAAGCGATGCCAAACCAGACTTAAGAGCGTTAGCACCTTCAGATGCGTTAATGCCACCTTCCTTCATAGCTGTAAGGAAGAATGTAAGGTCTTCTACGTTACCACCAAGTTGCTGGACAACAGGACCAGCCTTGGGGATAGCCTCTGTGAGGTCTTCAATAGATGTAACGGTTTGGTTTTCAACTGCGTTAAGGAAGTTGATCTTGCCAGATAGCTGGTCTGCGGCTACACCAAAAGCATTTGTAAGAGAGATAGTTGTTTCAAGAGACTGTGCTTGATCTACCCCACCAAGAACGGCAAGACGGTTTGCTTCTGCTACCTGAGCTACAAGGTCTGCACCAGTTTTACCCATAGCCGCTGCATCTGCAGCAAGACCAATAGTCTTAGACACGGCAACGCCATACTTTGTAAACTCTCCACCTAGGTCTTTAATCTGCTGAGTAATGTGCTCAGTGTCTGCCATGGTTGTAGTAAAGTCACCGTAAACACGTTCAAGACGAATTACCTGTTCTTCGATAGCCTTGAATTCCTTGGCTGCTGCTGCACCCATAATTCCAAGAGGAATTGTAAAACCAACCATGAGCTGACGACCAGCCCACTGAGTGTTCTTACCAAAGTTAAGTAGGTTTGTAGAACCCTGTGCCATAAGCTGGTTGAACAGCTGTGCCTTCTGAGCAGCAATAGCAGTTTGTGTTCCCAGATCCTTCATGTCAAGGACTTGAGGGCGAACAGCAATAGCTTGCATTGCACCAGATGCGTCACGACCAAGCTTGATATATTGAGTCTGAAGAGTCTTTACTCTTTCACGAGCCACCTTTTCAATGGTGTCAAACTCTGTCTTAAAACCTTTACCGAAGGTCTTTGTGGCACCAAGAGAATATCTAAAGTACTGTCCCATTGACAGCTTATTCTTCTCAAGTGCTTGAGTAAAAGATTCTGTAGTAGTTTTTACTCTTTGAATACTGGCGGTAAATTGACCAGTTGAATTAATGTTGTTGACCAGATTGGTCTGCATGTCAGACAGACGTGCATTAGAGATGGCTCCACTTTTAGCCATCGTGGTCTGGAAGACTGATATCTGCCTCTGAAGCTCTTTCAGTGTAGATAGAGCACCAGAAGCATCAATATCAAGATTAATATTGGATTCGATATCAGCCATTCACAGTTACCCCGACATAGTTTACTCGGCAGTCATGCCAGTAACATCTGACATCTTAACGCCAGAAGCTTCTTCTACAATCTTGTAGACTGTAGGAAGATCCAGGATATCCTCCAATTTGTCCTTGTCATCAGCTACATCGGGTGCATACTGCTTCATAGCAATCTGTACACACTCAATGAGGATGTCCATAGACTTTTCGTTATCGGTTGCAACTTCTGCAATCTTCTCAAACTTTGCCATGAAGGGCTTGAGCAGTGAGATCTTGAGGGGTCGAACTTCGATTTCGGTTCCATCGATAAGTTGCAGTTTCTTTGTTTCATTGACGGTGGTCGCCATTAGTCCTCCTTTAAAGGTTTACATTTAATTATAACATAGGGGTATTGATAAACTACCACTTTTCATAGGCCAAACCATTGCCAATTCCAAACCCTGCCTTGGCTGCGTTCTGTCCTTGGTATGCCAAGATGTCGTTTGCATCAGCAGCCTGACCACCACTAAATACACGAGCTTTCATCTCTTCCCAGGCATTCTTTTTGCCAGACTGTTCGTCAAGATCTACACCCTGCATAGCTGCTAAGAATTTTTTCTCTTGATAGTCTAGCTCTCTTTTAGACTCTAGTGTTGCTACTAGTTCTGGCATAGACAGAGATGTTTCTAGTTCTTCATAGTCTTTCCATATACCCAGCAAAAATACCTCAGACTCAAGCTGTGCAAGATCTAATGTTTCCCAGCTAGATCCACTCTCTGTTGCCTGTTCTTTGACAGACTCTTGTTTTTCTGGTTTTACGTCAATGCCAGCAGAAAGTTTAAGAAGTGTGTAGATTGTTGGCATGTCAAAGTTATCTTCAAAGTCTTCCATGGTCTTGATGTCTGGACAGTACTGTCTCATAGTTATCAAACCGCATTCTGCCAAAGCTGTAATAGCGTCATTGTCATTACGTGCAATCTTTACATCTTCAAACTTAAGCATAAAGTCTCTTAAGTATTTTATCTTTAATGGCGTGATGTATAACTCTACCCCGTCAATTGTGGTAATAAATCCAGACTCATAAATAGTAGTTGCCATCATTCAATTGTACCAAAACAAAACCGCCCAGGTATTACCCTGGACGGCTCTGCAATATTTAGTTATGATTAGCTAGGGAATCCTGGCTTGTTGCCTGCAGCAACAGTACGGTCTACGAGCTTGCCGTAGGAACCACTGTCGTTTGGCAGGAGACGGAACGAAACTTCAAACATTGTAGCTTCGTCACGCTTTGCAGATACTGTTACACTCTCAATCGAGAGAGCACGATATGCAACGTAGATTCGCTCAAGAGCAGAACCTGCCTCGCAATCACCAGTTCCTGGACCAACAGCGACCAGACCTCGTTCAACAGGACACTCACCGAGTTCACCTGCTGAAAGATTCAGAACGTCCTCACCGTTGAATGCTCCCGAAGAAGCAACGAATGCGTCAGTCTGTGGCCGTGCAATAGCTACGAGGAGGTTCTCCAGAGTAGCTTCTGCGAATGTTGTGTTCAGGTTAACCTGCATGCCCTGCTTGTAGAGCTTTGCAACGTCAAGAACCTGGTCAACGCTCACCTCACCGAAGTCTGGTTGGAACTGCAGCTCCAGACCATTGCTTGTATAACCTACGTTACGGAAGTCGGCATCTCCTGAGAGAGTCTCCTTGTAACCAGTAGCGTCAACAGCGTTTGGAAGGTCTGCATCTGTCATTTCACCTGCTTCGAAGGTAAAGAGTGCGGCTGCACCAACGATAATGTTAGCACTTGTACCACGTGTATATGCCATAATTTTTCACCTCTTTTTCTTATATGGAATAGTGGGCGTGTTTCCTCATTACAATTATAGGTGCCATTTATGAATTGTTGGCGTCTTGAGGAATGTGGTATCTATAGTCAATGATGATCTTATTAGCAACAAAGCTGTTTGTTGTGCCAAAGTTAGATATGTCTCTGGCTTCTTCAAGCTGGAATATTCTTAGCTCATGGAAGAATACTGGCTTAAACTCTCTAGCCAAAGATCCAGTACCAAATGTAATAACACCGTTAGCAAAGTTAGGGTGATTACAAACCCACTCATTAATTTCTTGAGCAGACTCGTCACCACGATCTAGCAGATCCTGAATAACCTGCGATGTCTCAATCAGTGCTTCTGGATTACCAGCTGTCTTGTAAAAGTAATACAGTAATTGTTCATCTTTAATGTGTGGGAACTTACTACGACGTAGCTTAAACATTCTGTCGTATACCCCGAAAACATCTGAGGCTGCTTCTGGGAATGCCTCGGCCATGCTCATTGGGTCTGTGGGCTGTGTAGGGAAAAACCTTAATGTATCGTTAAACTGAATAGGTAGTCTTTCTACAACCTTTTCTGCTAGGTATTCGTTAATGATAACTGGTGGGTATGCAATAGCCATTAGACAACACTCTCCTTTGACGCCATCCATTGCTTGCCAACTCTAACACCAACAGATCTTCCACCAGCCATACCTGCAGCTAAGTTATTCTTAAATGCCAAAGGTGTGCCAAGGTGCTTTCTAAGACCAGTTACATCTAGGAATGACTGAGATAGATAGCGTGTAAAAAATTCTTTGAATACTTCTTCATATGCCCCTGTAGATTCTGTACCACCTGGGTTTTTAATAGTTACAGGACTCTTTGTAAATACAGTTTCTGCACCATCTTGAAATGCAAGAACATCGCTATTCTTTGGGGAAACGGTTACTGAAACACCAGACTCCATTACTCTAGCTTTATTGTAGAATGGCACATTTGATCCATTTTTAACAGAGGTGGATTGTCTAAAGCTAGATTGAAAAGATAGTCCCAAACCTGTGACAACGTATTCAACATCAAACAGTCTTCCAGCAGGATTACCAACCTGGTACCATTCGTATACGTGGTGCAATGCTTCTGGATTCATGCGTGCGTTAGCATCTACATACTGTTCTAGAAGAGTTCTAATTTCTGGTCCAAGCTGCTTTAGAAGCTGCTGTTTACCAATTTGTGCACCCTCGACAAACCCCATGCCATACTGAACAAGATTATTCATCTGCTTAATAAAAAGTTTGTCATCAACTTGTAATCGCAATGTTTGCCTCCTGGTTTTCAGAACGACGCAAGATTACTTTGTAGTACTCAATCTTTCCCATTGGGCCGATGTGTGTTTCTTGTGTAGCCACTTCAAAGATCATTGGCAAACCTTTTCGTGGACCACCAGTTTCAACGTAGATCTGCTGACCAGCCTTGTCTTTGATATTTGTAACCATGATGTTAGTCAGTGCATACTCTAGGTTGTCAGATGCAACACCAATGTTTGTCTTTACTCTACCAATAAGAACTGTGTCTTGTGTGATATTTACATTTGGTGTCAGCTCTTCTTTTGCCTTTGCCCCCGTTTGTTCAAAGCTACAGACAACGTTTCTATCCAAAGTCCACTCCTTGGACACATTGCCGTAAGGACTTTGGCTTACCATTGGATAATAAATATCCGCTGTCATTGGATAGAATACTAGAGACATTACATCAAACCTGGCTTGAGAGACTTACCCTTGTAGTTGTCAAGAATCTTGTCTACAAGGAGATTGCCAGTTCCTCCCAACACCTGCTTGTCAAATTTGACAGTGAATTGATCTGTTTGGTAATGAGTAATGAAACGCTTGTAGTACTCGTTGTCATTATTCTTAATATCATTAATAAGGTATTTAGCAGCTAGCTCAATCTCTGGAGGTACCGCTTTAAACCCAGCATCAAGAACAAATGTGTAGTCGTAACCTCTAGGGAAAGAAACACCCTGACCTGATCTACCGTAAAAACCTAGATCACCAATAGCGTGTGGTGTTCTTGTAGGATTATACTCAAGTCTGTTGTACTCAATTACATTGTCACCAGTAGTTGCTGGGTAGCGATAAATAGCTGAGTTATCTAGCATAACCTTGTAGACGTACTCCCACTGTGTCTCTGTGTCATCTACGTCATATACAAGAATGTCATTTTCGTATACCTTGAGTACACGGTTAGTTTCATGCCAGAGAGGGAAGTAATCCGTACCCTGGCCTACCTGCTGAACAACAAGCTTGTGGTTGTAGAAACCATCTTCACAATAAGAGTCGATGATCTTACGAGCTACAATCTCAAGCTCCTTGTATTCTGCAATCTCCTGCTCTGTTGTACCAAGCATGTTGGGATCAACATACGGACGGTATACAGTGAGGTTTGAGTCTACAACAATCTCTGTTGTATCCTGGTCAATAATTCTAAAAACAAACTCACGGTCAAACTGTACCTTTGCTCGTGGTAGTACATACTCGATCTGTGAGTTTTCGGTAGATGTTTGCTCAGTGATTTCGAACGAGTGGTCAACCAAATCCTCCACATAAATTGAATATGCTTTATCTGCCTCTGGGACATCCCAGGTTGTGGTAATAGGATAAGGTGGAACCCTCAAAATCTCCATTAAACTTCATACTCCTTAGCGACCTCTTCTGGCGTAGCTAGACGTGCGTGGTCTCTTGTCAACCACTTTTCTGCTTTTGCTCTGGTCATGATGTTATACCCACGACTAATCGTGCCAACACCGTCCCAGGATACATTTCGTGTTGAATAAACAGCTACCTTTTCTGCAGTGCTATTCGAATCCTGAGTTGTTACTTGTGGTTTTGGCTTAGCTGTGGTAACTGTTGTGCTACCGATAGCTCCGCCTTCTACCGATGCCATTCCAGGTCCTTGTTTCTTGGATCTGGTTGGTTGAACTAGGTTCTGTGGATTTGGCATAATTTCTCCTTTGTCTCTCTAGATAATTATACCGTATAAATGTTGAAGGGGGCAGAGACTATTTGTCCCTACCCCCAACAATGGGTGTTACTACAGATTAGGATGCAGTAGGCTTAGTTGCGTAAGCGATTGCGTCCTGCTCTTCCCAGTTGATTCCGAAACGAACGAATACGGTGTATTCGATTGTGTCCTTCTTGGGAACGTAGAAACGGTTGACAGTGATGTCACGCTGGAAACCCCAGATACGGTTCTGTGGGAATGTAAGGTCTACATAGTCCGCAGGGTAGTAAGGAACTTCCAGAACAGGGATACCCAGTACACGGGTCTGACGTGCTCCACCAATTGTCTGGTCTACACCACCGAGGTAGCTACCACGAGCTGCCTCAGTAGAACCGATAGAGTCAAAGACTGTACCGTTGTTCTTAACAATGTTAGCGAATGTGT